CTATGAATGCTGGTGGAGATCTGGTTTTTGGTTTACATAATCGACGGTAGAAAGTTTTGTAATGTATATAGATGATGTTATAAAAAACAACTTTCGCAGAACTAAGAACTTAGTGGGAATAGGTACGTCTTCCAAACAAGACCTTTGGAATGGAATCAAACTTGGCTCTGTTTTAGGCGGGGGACTTTCCTTAGGACTTGCAACCTTGGAGGTAACTCGTGCCCAAAGAGGAGAAGTCGTTCCTACAATGTTAGGTGCTGGGTTAGGGTTAGTTTCTGCACCAGCTATATCCGCAGCGGTATCTGCATCTGTCGTAGGATTAGCATCTGCAATAGGATGTACTCCCCCAGGATTGGCAATTGCTTCAGGAATTGCGGCAATGTATTTAGATGTTGCTGTGGTTAGGGCTGCAAGAAGAGGAATTCGTTGTCTTACTGATTCAAATAAGGCATTAAGACATTTTGAAACCGGCGGTAACTATAATGACCGAGATGTTGTTAAAAAACTTAGGTATCAAGCTTTGTCAGAAATGTCAGGAGCAATTTCCAGCAACAGAAATCATCTTGGTATGGAAGCTTTAGCACTTCACAAATAATATTATAAAGGAAATAAATATGACTTTCAATCCGTTGTGGCCGAGAGCTGTCTTAAACACACCACATCCTATGTATGGAGCACTTCCTCCTGGTTTTGGAGTAGGCGATCTTCCTACGGCTTTTGAATCTGGTATTGCTGTATTTAACTCCGTAACTGGAAATCAAACCTCTGTTGCTATTGAAGTCGCTGCGAATGCAATAGAACTTGCTGCTACATTCTCTGATAACCTAACTTCTTGCGATATACAGGTAAAGTTAGCAAGTGGAACTATATTTACCACATTTACAGGAGTAAATAACCTTCGTCCGAACAATCTTTATGCGGGTTTTGCTGAACAACGAGCTTTATTAGGTGGAGGCGCACTCCAATTTGTGTTACTTAATTTTTCGGGTACTGGCAGTTTGTCCTTAATCGTAAGACGCACGGGTTAACCCTCTTATTAACAACTTAGGTGTAAAAATGAGTTTAGGTTTTATCTCCCTTGAGGAATTAACAAATAAACTTAGTCCTGAAGATAAAGAATTTTATTCAGATATTATAAAGCGGGACAAAATAAACACAGGCACTGATAGGGCAGGCATTCTTCGTAGAATGCAGTGCGATCAGTGTCAATCCTGTTTGTCTGAATATAAAAGTAAATTTCCGGGAAAATCATTTGGAATTAAATGTGTAGGTATATATGATCAGACAGATTATACTTTAATTCAAGAAGCTAGTCTTGCCAAAGGAGTAGATTCTACTTTGGAAGAAATTAGAGAAGTATATGACCCTGCTTTTTGGGCGGAAAAGCATATTATGTCAAAGACTAGTATTGGAGATATAGTTCCTTTTAAAGTTCGTTGGTATCAGGCTGAGGCTTTACGTTGTACTTCACCTAGAAAGGTAGACAGATGGGGAAGAGGTACGGGGAAAACTGCAGCAGCAGTTATTGAAGAATTGCACTTTTTATCTAGTAATAAAAACACAGAAGTATTAGTTCTATGTCCAAGTAAAAACCAGGCACAACTCTGGTGGGAAGAAATAAACTTTCAAATAGATAATTCTCCAAATAAAGAATTTGAGGTGCTTCAAAGTAAACAACAACCTGTATTCTTTTATTTATTTGCAAATGGAAGTAAGTTAAAAATATTTACAGCAGGATCTAAGTCGGGTAAGGGTGCTGACTCTATTCGTTCTCAATCTCCAAGACGTATTAGGTTAGAAGAGCAAGATTTTCTTTGCGAAGCAGACTATGCCGCGATTATGCCTTTGATGCGGCGGTTTCCAAATGTAACCTTTCACGGGTCTTCAACTCCTACAGGTAAACGAGGTATGTATTGGGAAATGTGTAAGAAGTTTCCTGACTACAAAGAAATATATCATCCTATAATGGATCATCCTGATTGGGGAACAGACACATTAAATCAAGAAGTTTGCATGGCAGAAGCCAAAACTATTGACCATTATCGTCATGAGTGGTTAGCTGAATTTGGGGAACCTGATGCTGGTGTGTTTAAATCATTATTTGTAGATGAAGCATTTACTCCTTATTCGTTAAAAACTTGTATGTACATACCTTCTAAAAGGTATGTTATGGGAGTTGATTGGAATGGAAAAGGAACTGGAACGAGAATTGTCGTAACAGAGTATGATCCTGAATCAAAGAAGAGGAGGGTTGTTGCCCATGAAGTAATAGATGATGCAAGGGCTACAACACAGAAGTCTTTTGACAAGATAGTTTTCTTAAATAAAATGTGGCATTGTGACCACGTTTATGTTGATGCAGGTTTTGGTTTTGTACAAGATGAAATGCTTAAATTAATAGGAGTTCAGGCAGGTATTTATGATACGGATACTGCTAAATTAAAGTATATTAAAGTTATTGATTTTGGCGCGAACCTAGAAACAAACAAACTTGTACCAAATAGAAATTCTGATTCAAAATATACAACTGAGGATAAAGATATTAGTATCAAAAGACGTACGAAACCGTTTATGGTTGAAGGCACTGTAATGGCCTTTGAAACAGGTTTGGTAGAGATAAGTAGGGAGTATACACTTCTAGAAGAACAATTAAGAGGATATAGGGTAAAAACTTGGACTAAAGGCGGAACAGCAGATACTTATGCAACAGACAGTGATTCTGGTGATCATGATCTTGATGCTTTTATGCTTAGTATGCTGGGGATAGAGTTAAATTATGGTTTATGGCAAACTAAAGAAGCTGTCAGAAGATTAGTACAAATAGCACATACCGGTGGTTGGGGTGTTCCTTCTATTAATTTTGGGCAGAACAACTCTATTCCTAATTTTTCTAAAGAAGTTGAAAACACACCTAATATTGCTGATGTTAAAAAACAATTAAGTGGCATTCCTTCAAGAACAGAGAAAAGTTCTTTACAAGAACAGTATAGACTTCTTTATCTTTCACGAAACAGTTATATGGCGGCACCGGTTGACCCGGGAGGATCTTCTGGGAAAATACCTTCAAGAACAAGTGCCTTTAGCGGAACAAATAAGACAGGAAGATCTGGTTTTAATTTTAGTTCTGGAAACTTTAATGGAAAAAGGTTTAATTAAATGGTAACAAGTGGTTTAGTTCAGGATGGAATTGCTAGTGTAGTCGCTGCAAGTTATGACATTCCTTTATTGATATCAGTAATCCCTGTTGCTAGTAAATTTGCATTTCAGCAAGAACTTACATATAATGGAATTCTTTTTTGGTTAAAACAAAACTTCCTCTCTTTAGCAGATTTTGATTTAGAAATGTCTATATATTCGGCAGCAAATCCAACGCAACTTTCTGGTCCTATGGAAGCCATAGCTTCACTCATTCCATTAAACGCTATAATATCTTCTGAAGTTTATGTAGATGTTAATATGGGGCCTGTGGGTTTGGCTTTCATGCAATTAATAGGATTTAGTCAGACCTTTGCTGTTGATCCGAGTCAGTTATTATCCTCCACCGGTGAATCTGTTGTAGGTCAGAATACCTAATATGTCTTTTAAACCTTTTTCTTTTACATACAATCCGCCGTCTATAATAAATACACCTGCAGGAACTAGTACTGTTTTAAGTGCAATTCCTTCTAATACATCTTCTAATAACGCTTACTCTTCGTCAAATGCTGGGCAATTGATTGCCCAAGCATCTGCTTTACTGGAGACTAATCAATATCTCCAAACTGCGATTTTAGCACGAAGTCAGGGATTGGGTATAACATTAGATACCAACATTAACCCTGAAATAGGACAAGCTTTTTCAACACTTTATCCAGGACTTCCTGTCCCTTCTCTTATTACAATAAACATGTATAATAGGATTTTAGACGCAGAGTTTGGAGCAATGCAAATAAAATCGGGGCTTGGAACCGGAAATGCTTTGGAAGTGAATAGTTTTGAGTCTGGGTCGGTTTCTCAAATAAGTAGTTTTACTGAAACAGCCTTAATATCTTCAGGCAACTCTAATGCAACCTTACCTTTATTATTAAGAACGTTGAAGGGTGACACTGTCGTTCTAAACAATCTAACTTCCCAATTGTCAACCTATCCTGTAATAAGTTCTCCTGCCCCTACATCTCTTTCTCTTTCTAATACTAATCAAATATCACTTTCAGGATTGGACATAAGTTCTGATCTTAATAACTCTTTATCAACCTCTTTAAACTCTTTACAAACTTCTTATGCCTCTGCTTATCAGTTAACTGCAGGAACTGGGACTGTAGATCAAAACATAACTCCGGTAATCAGCGCCTGTATATCAATTCCTACCCCTGACTTGATTAGGATGTCGGCGTCATTAACGGCAACTTCTGGAAATGTACACATACCTTCTCTTTCACAGTTGATGAAAGATCTTACAAGCTTGGTATTTATACAGTTAATTGCCGAAGCCGTCGGTTATCGTATTTTGGCGGACAAATATATTCAGTCTGTAATAATGCCTTTAAAAGGAAATACTTCAAGTGTTGGAGTAATAGTTTCTTTATTACAAGCCTTAGAATCAGTTTTTAAAGTTAAAACTAATGGATTAAGTGGGAGTTATTCACAAACATCAGGTCCGTTAAAAGGAATGTCTTTTGCTTATCAAAGCGGATTACCCACATCTCAGCAAGGGCCAACTCCTCCTGTTTCGGTAAGTTCAACTAATCAAGGATTGTTAGCTCTTGCTGCACATATAAGTTTAGCAATACAAACATCTAATGATAGTGTAACTTCATTAGATCTTTCGTTTAGTAAACTACTAAACAGAAAGATCATGGTCATGAATCAGATAATGGATGTTCAAGCAAGTTTGCAAGACTTAAATACTATTATAAAATTAATTACATCTGTTATTTCGTACAATAAGTCTGGAAATTCTAATTCTGTTGGTATAACAAACTCTATAAATCCTATTCAAGGTGTAGGACAAATACTGTCTTCAATGACTTCTTCGTCTGGCGTTAATTACATAGCCTCGGATACTTCTATACAGGCTGTTCCTGCATCAATCCCCACGCCATCTATTTCTGTTCAAAACAACTTAAAAGCTGGGGGAGCAAATATAATAACACCCTCCACATACGGGGTTTCTTCTAATGGCAATTAAAATCGTTCAAAAAGATTTACAACAGGAGCGTTTAGAAAGAGTTATCTCTTTTGTAGACGGACGTTCTAGTATTAAACCTTTTCCTTCACTCTCTAAAAATATTTCAGGATCTCCAATAGAGCCCAATTTAACAGGAATCAGAAACAGAACCTCCGGGTTTAAAAACGGAAAATTTCTTCCTTCAGAAGTTCCTACTAAAGACAGAAATATAAGTCAAAGTGTTTATGACCTAGGATTCACCATTGAAGATGCTAAGAAGGCCGTAAAAGGCGACTTCTCAAAAATAAGAGTAGAAGAAGCAGAAGATTATCTGGGTACTTACTATATGTGGAATGGTACCTTGCAACCAGAATATGATATGAGGGAACCCCACTCAATTGTGGACACAGAGGTCTATCTTAAACAAACTATTTCTAGGAAATTAGCTTTGTCAAGTAGAGCTGGTTATAAGATAACCAGCGATGTTCCTGCAGATGTAGACTACATTCAGAAACGTATAGAATCTATAGAGTATGTGTCTGAAAGAGCATTTAGTAACCTTATAAAAGGAATTCTTAGAAACTTGTTTCTCTGTTCTAACTGTTTCTTGTTAAAGATAAGAGATGAAAAAGCTTCCGGAATTAAAAAGAAAGATGGACAGAAGTCCCCTATCGGTGCTTATTCAATTATTCCTAGTCATACTGTCCATCCTTATTTGAAGCATGGAAAGATTGTAAAATGGAGACGCTTTTTTGATACGGGGATGCCTTACCAAGATATTCCATTAGAAGATATTATTCACTTTAAATGGGATGTTAAGCCCGGTCACATTTACGGGACGCCTAGGACTATTGGTGTACGCGATGATATATTTGCTCTTAGAAGATTAGAAGAGAATGTTGAGTTATTATTTTTAAACCATTTATTTCCTTTATTTCACGTACAAGTAGGTACCCCAGAAGCTCCTTGTGTTTATGATGCTGGCGGGGAGTCTGAAATTGATTTAATCCGCTGGCAAATTGAAAATATGCCTAAAGAAGGCGTGTTTATTACTGACGAACGTGTAAAAGTAGATGCAGTAGGTGCAGAAGGAAAATCTTTAGACTATACCCCCTTGATACAGCACTATAAACAAAGAATTTATGTAGGACTAGGAATGTCTGCGCTAGATATGGGAGAGGGTGAGGGGTCTGGACGAGGAAATGCAGATAATATATCTCAAAATCTAAAGGACTCTATAAAGGCAGACTTAGACGAATTTGCCGAACAAATTCGTCTATTTATGTTTAAAGATTGGTTTCTAGAAGCAGGGCATTCTGTTTCTGTTCCAAAAGCCGTCGCCAGAATAAAACTCTCTTTTCATGAAATTGATTTAGATACAAGAATTAAAGCTGAAACCCACACGATGTCTCTTTTTAATTCCCACTTGATAACGGAAACTGAAGCCAGAGATCGTATGATGTATAAGCCAATTCCAAAA